GTTTTTTGTCTACAAGATAATTGATAACAACTACAGGTATTATGCTATTATTGTTGTCTGGTAATCTATAGTTGCCGCTGTGCCGGTGCTGGTAGTGATGAATTTGAAGGCAACTGTTTCGTTTCCAGCCGTGGAATCTTTATTATCAAGAGCCGCTGTTAGTGTAACGCCAACGTCTGCGCCGCTTTCTGTAAATGTGTCATCGAAACCAACGGCATTGGTTGAGCAACTAATTATAAATTCACCTGTCCTATCAAGAGTTCCTCTTGTAATTTTATACTTGATTACTATTCCCTTGCTTGACAGTGCTGGAAATTCATTTATCGTAGTGGCCGACGATGTGTTGTCAGGTAGAGTCTGTGATTTGATTAATTTTGTTGTGACACCTATACCTTGCACTTCAGGTGCCGCGTTTAGTTCTGAACTGCCATCCGATCTTCTTAGATCTGTTCTTTCAAAAAAGTCTTGGACAGATGAGCATTCATCGTTGTCGAACTGTATGATAGGAACTTCTCTGATTGAACCAACACCTTCAAAGTTGTTACCAACAGTTTTCGCATAGAAGTTTGCATGTGAAACTATGTGTCTTGGTCCGGCATCATCTGTCGTGCCTGTCGCCGGAGATACTAGAATAGCCTGCTGTCCTATGTCACTCCAACTTGAACTGGTAAATTGGATGTCTCGTGGTCCATCGTCTAGTCCTGTTGTGCTACCGTCCATCTCTGCACCGATGAGTGCTCCATAGAATGCTGTTTTNAAATCACAGGCATGGAATTTGATATTAGTNCAATTAAAACTTAAATCAATTAGTCTTGCAAATTTTGTNAATTGGCATTGGTTGAATACAATATTTGACGTTGAATGTGTTGCAGTAGAATTTGTGACCGTAACACCTTTGGATGTAGAGNCATCAGTTCCTCCAGAAGCAAATGTTCCTTGAAATTTAACATTGTTAAAATATGCGTTGGTAACCCTGTCTAATGAGACACCTCCGTAGGCTACAGATTGCCTCAAAGTCATGTTTGTTATCTGTATCTGAGTTGGTGTTGTAGCACTAGAGTTTCCTATGTTTGATCCAACGTTGCCTTCGTCATCTTGCATTACCATCACAGCATTGTTTCCTGAATTCTTGATTATCGTTTTGTCTGGACCTTCACCCACTAGGTGAGCGAATGGTGGAATTTTNAGTGCCGAACTAATTTTGTATGTNCCTGCTGGGAAAAATAATACTCTCCTTGCCCTAGTATCGTCTTTGTCTGTGTCAATGTACAGCTCGTCGATTGCATTTTGTATCGCAGTAAGGTCTGCTGTAGAGTCATCACCCTTTGCACCAAAATCTCTGACAGAAACATATTCGTCTAATCTGTCTTGTAAGGTCCTCTGTTGAGATGTTGTAATGGGCGTTGAATCACCNAGGTAGCCTTTGTAGGTGTAACTGAGAGCAGTTGTAAATGCTGAACTTCCTTCTGTTANGATCTCTGTGTTTCCCACAGCNGGTGCACCATCGGAGACGGTTCCATTGCCNATGAACAATCTCTGTTCATCGATTACCCAACCTAGTTCTCCCGCCGCTAATTGTGGCAGATCCGTACGTTTTCCACGTCTGTGCTGTATTCTTGATATCTGTACTATCGGCATATGTTGTTATTTATGTCCAGGAAGGATTGAACGTTTTAACGAAATCTGTGCCTCTTACATCGTCAAGCATTGTGAAATATTGCTTGAACCTTGAGTGTAAATTTTTATCAAATTCATAGTTTTTCAACCAATTATGTACTACTTTAACCTTGGGCGTGTTGATCGTCAATAACCATTTTTTGAATTTATCGACGTCTAGTTTGTCAGCACTGTTCAAGGTAAGATGTCCAGAACCATCAACTGAGCCACCGTAGATCTCTCCTATCTCCAATGCAATGTCATTTTCCACACAGTACTCATACAGAGGTCTAAATGTAAAAAGTGAAGTGTGTTGTAGGACGTAATAGAATAACACTCTAATATTCTTCTCCTTGAGTCTTTTAAGATTGGTTTCAACATCCTCCCATACACTGCCGCTCCTAATGTAATTGTTGTGATGGCCTATACCATCAACACTGATGTTTACAATCAAATTTGGTCTGTTTTCAAGTAAGGACAGAGTGCTATCAGAAAGTGTAGTTCCATTTGTGTTAAAAGATAGTTCAGCATCATGTTTTATCTCTTTCAAAAAATCATTGATAAATGGGTTTATAAAAGGTTCACCACCCCCAAAGTTTGCAGATACACAGTTTCTAAGAATTTCTTTAATAAAAGTTTTGTTTTCTTGATTGTTTATCCAGTCGTGATCCAATTTTAAATATCCAATATTAAACTGCGAAAATTTCTCTTTATTCTTCTTGGCTTCAGCCGACCACTGTGAACTTGCGTACGGTCCACACATGGTACATTTTAAATTGCAAAAATTTCCAAGCCTTACTTCCAAATGTCCAACATCAAGTGTATCTGCCTTAAAAGACTCATACTCCTCTTTGAATAATCTACTATGATAGGCCCTTCTATTGATTCCATTGCTCTCACGTTTGATACAGTATCTGCAACCTCCGTCCACTTCTCCATCAAGCATTTTTTGGCGTAGTGTGGTGTCCGCTCTATACTTTTCAAACTCCCAAATCTTGTATTGTGGTAATGAAGATTCATTTCGTATGAATTCACAACACGGCATCAATGTGCCATCGTTGTCCACCACGAGTCCGCGGAAAGGTGCTTTACAGAAGTTTATTGGTTCTGTCTTCATCAGTACTATTTAATCAAGTACTTTTTTGTAATATTCTTCGAGTTTTGCATACCACTTGCCAACCCAGTGGTCATAGTTGTCTATGTCAAATGTTTGATATTGGTTGTCTTGTGTGCAAATAAAAATGCGGCCAGTCTTGATCTGTGTGTCATACTGTTTGTTATGTGCTTCGGCGTATGCCACCAACTGGAGATAGTAGTCCTCCACCCACTCTTTCTTTTTCAATCTACGTGCTTGTTTGAAATCCATTATGGCAGGTTCGCCTTTGTACAAACCAACCAAATCTGTGGTTCCTGCATACAGTTCAGGATAGTAAAGTGAAACTTCTGATCCCCATACCTCACTGACATTATTCAATCCGTTTTCAATAATGACATTGGCCATGCCATGTGCTTTTTGTTGTATGAGATTTGATCCCGGCGTACGGTCCTCGCCCTTTACGTGTTTCTCCAGGCTACGGTGCATCACTGTTCCTATGTTGGCCGACTCTGTTGTTATCTGTTGTGCCTTTTCCACACCCACTCTCTTACGCCATGCGTGTAGGTGTGTCATGTCCTTGGTTGCACTCAGCACTGTTGTGACACTGGGCACTGCTCTTCCGTCGGGTGTTTCGTAATGTCTTTTTTTATCTTTAGTTACTCTAGATAATTCATCGTAAGGGTACTTCTGTATGTAGTTGATGCCTTTGCTCACAAGAACATCCTTTGGTATTTTCATAGACATATTGTATATTACTTTAACGAATTTGTCAAAGTTTCTTCTAGTTTTGGCAGTAAATTACGCCAAGTGTTACCTTTCCTGTGATTGTCTTGCGTGTCGTTATACCTGATAAATTTTGCTTGTAAATTTTTTCCTGTATCTTCATCGAGCTGATCTATTCTTAAATTATCAATCTGTTTTTCATAGAAGTATGATATGCCCTTGTATGTCTTGAAATACTCAACGCTTTTTTCAAGTTTGTCTGCAACCATCAATCTGTATTCCCTGGGTGCTATGTCGTAGTTACATATCCGAGGGTACCATACCTGTGCCATCCACGATACATTAATAGTGTTGCCCCAGTCGCCGTCTGAAAAGTCAATAAACCATTTCAGCATGTCATCCAATTGATGTATGTTCAATAGTTGTATAGCAGGACTAAAGGTTATTGAACCATTGCCGTGCTTGTCTAATAATCTTTTGTAATAATATAAATTTTCAGTAACCTTTTCAAAGTTGCTAGGATATCTGATGTATTCTGTTGTTGAACCTAGCCCATCCAAACTAGCCCAGATGCGCCACCTTTTCATTTCAGGTAGCCACTGTGTCATTTTAGGATTGGTGTTGGTAAGATTTGTGACTATAGTTATATCTTTGTCTTTGAGTGTATTGTTCTTGTAACAAAAATCCAAAAGTTCATAAAATTCTGGAATCACTGTTGGCTCACCGCCTATTATTGTTAGTTGTGTGATATGTTTACTGACGTACTCGATTAGTCTTTTTTTTGTTTTGCTGTTTTCAAACCAAGTGTACTCCACTGAAAGGTTGTTTGTCCAGTTGTTCACATTACCACTTTGTTCGTATACCCAATCTAAGAAGTCTTTGTCTTTTTCTCCAATCTGTAATATCTCTTTGCCTATTTGATTTGAATAGTCTTGTCCACACATTTTACATTTCAAATTGCAGACATTACCAAAATGTAATTCCATAGAGTGCGGCAGGCTGTCCATTGATCCATCATCCTTTAGTCTAGCCAGATTTTCTTCTTCATTTTTTTTATCCCTCATGGATTTATAGCCACGCTCCTCTTGATCTATACACTTTGTACATGCCTTCAACACTTCTCCGTTCTTCATCTTAAGTCTTGCGTCTTTCATGTAATCACTATTCCAAGCCTTCTGTAATGAGTCATTGTTCATGTGCAACCTGTTACCNTTCTTATCTGTAAGGTTTTCCATTGTGGCACAGCATAACCTTAAAGATCCGGACATATGGATATATTGGTGTTGGAAAGGGTAAGCACAATAAGTTTTAGGCATTGACAACTCCACAAGTATGATAACAAGTCTGCAAACGGTATGCATCTCGCTCACCTTGTATACCTCTTGCTAACTCTTTGAAGAAATATCCATCAAGTATTTCTTCTAGGCTGGTATGATTGATATTAATTGTTTTGTAATCTTTTATAATGTTTTTTGTTTCATGTATCTTTAGATCTCCCAACCAACAGCATGGACTGACATCTCCGTTTGCCGCTAGATATATTTCGCTTTTTGTGTCATGGTATGACCAACAGTTGATCTTTTTAGTTTTGAAAGTGTCATTTACTTTTGATTTTTGTGTAATATCTAGTCCTAAGGCCTTGCATTCTCTTTCGACTTTTTCTAGTGTGTAGTTTCCTATTTGTATTGATGTTCTCTGTATCCAGTTACCATCGCTGTCAAAGTCATCCCATCTTGTGGTATCTTTTTTATTGAAATGTTGAAATCCTAGTTTTTTGGACAGTGCTTCTGCTTCTTCAATTTGATGTACGTTATGTTTGAACACTAGGAAATCCCAATATGCTTTCCCACCTGCACCAATAAAGGCCTGCACATTTTCAATTAGTTTGTCCCATTTNACGTTTCTCCTATACAGATGGTTTGTGTCCTGTAAGCCGTCTATTGCAAATATCACGTCGGTCTTTGTGTCAGCCAATGCTCGCCAAAAGTCTACGTTTCTTGGACCTCCATTTGTGTTTAGAGATGTGTAAGATGTGCCAGAACTTTTGACATAATCATATATTTCCACGCATTCAGGATTCATCGCTCCGTCGCCCAACACTCCACATGAATAAAATGTTTTCAGATTAGTCAATACTTTGCTACCTATTTTTTCCTTTATTATTTCGAGACTGGTGTGTGAATTATTTGTGATATCTTTTATTAGGTTTAGATCAAAATCAAATCGTGGACACATTGGACAAGCGGAGTTGCAGTAATTTGACAACTCGGCATTGATCGTATTTAGATTACGGATGTTGATGAATGGATTCATACTATTAATTATTGCTAATTTTTTTTATTGTGGAGGTTATTTTCTTCTGTTCATTGCAGACTTGGCCATCTTTTTAACCACGTCAGTTGATCCTTGATCATCATAATCCATGGCAGGTTCCTTCTCTGCCTCTTGGTCAGTCTTGACTACAATCTTATCGTTGTCGAAGTCCGCCACAACATTTTTCAAGTCTCCGTCTTGATCATATATCTTTTTGAATACATCGTAGTTGAACGCTGGATATCCTGTGTTGCTCATGATTTGCTTTACTGCATCCATGCTTATGTCTGTGGGTTTGTCTTGTTCGTCTGCATCGCCCTTCATGTTAAGTAGGACATTGATCAATGCCGACTCTAGGTCTGTATCACTTTTGTTGAATTCGGAAAATCTCACAGGAATTACTTCCCTGCTAGTTTGCTTAACACTCTGTTTGATGCTTCAAACACTTCTTTGGATTCTCTTTGCTCTCTGCCTTCTGGTTCTGTTCCACCTGCTTCTGCGTCAGAGGCTCCAAACTCATCTGTCTCCGTATCTGTGTCTGGGTCCAGTGAGTCTAGATCTGTGTCCATGTCCATCGTGTCATCGGCGCCCATGGGTTCTGAAGCAACTTCTTCTCCGGTCAATATTCTTACACCGTTGTCTAGCTCTTGTCTAGTTGTCGTTAAAGTTGATTCCGCCTGTTCAATCGCTGGTTGGATTTTTTGCATGAAAGCATCTGCCTTGTCTGCTCCCATCTCGTCTCTGATTCTGTCTGCTAGTTCTAACATGCCTTCTGTTTTCATTGATGCTAGATCTTCCAAGTAACCTGTGACTTTGTCCATCATGTCCTTGGCCGCTAATATTAATTCTGATTGTTCTTCTACACCCTCTGTCTGTAGCATTTTGCTTACTTGTTTTTTCTCATCAGGTGATAAACTTTGTCCTTTATCTAGTTTAGACTTTGCACTAATGGCCGTTGCACCCGCTTTTACTTGAGGGTCACTAGCCATGCTTCCTCCATACTCAGCAAGTTTTCTTTCTGAGATGGCTTGGTTGATGATGTCCAACATCATTTGATTCTTTTGATATGAATCGTCTTTTAATTCTTGTCCGAAGTGTGTGTTCTGCGTGATCTCGTGTATCTTTGTTCTCACATGATTTGCAGTGTCTTCTAGTTCTTCCTTAGTGAATTTTGAAAGATCCATGGTTTGATTGAATCTTGATTCGAATTCTGCCAATAAAGATTCTGTTGTAACTGGTTTTGTAAGGTCTAAGCTCTTCATACTGTGTTTATTTATTATCTATGCTCCGAACGTGTCATTGAATATTGCCTGTATCTTCTCCTTACATTCGTCCGCTAGGTGGTTTGCGACGTCTAACCTGTCCCAATACACATCTTCAGCCACTTGATCTTTGCTTCGTTGAGCTTCTTTAATCATTCTCTTTGCATTTTGTATATCGAACAACTGTGAAGCAAATTTTGTGTCTAGTTCTAATATATTTGTGGGCAAAGACTTCTCGTCAGCAAGGTGATGAGCTACCATTATTGCAGTTTGTTTTAGGTTAATGTCATCATGTAAAACTTTGGCCTCCAACATATCCGCTATAACATATACGTATCTAGTGCCTGTGGACTTCTTGGGTACGATTGCTATGTTGCCGATTAATATTCCTTTTGAGAACTGCTTGGGTAAATGACGAAAAGGCCGCCTTGCTTCTTCCTTTTTAACAAGGTCAGCAAGTTTGTTCTTGAGACCATAGGCCTCAATCTGTTTTACCAGTTCTGATCTATTTTTTAGCGTCATTTGCCATCCATTCATTAAAAAAATATTCCCATTCTTTTACTCTACCTGAGTATGCAAGTTTGAAAAGTTGTTTTGGATTAGAACTGTACCTACCATAATAATCCATAAAAAATTTTATTTGATAATCTGGAATCTCCCTAGGAAAATTTTCTATGTACTTTTTTTTATAATCTTTTCCTTCCACCCTTTGCAAATCTTCATTATCCGTGTCTGATATGTTGTCTAAATGGATGTCGTTAGGATCAAACATATTTTCACTATTACTTTGAGCTTTTCGAAAGTCTCTTGTTTGGGAAATCTTCACTGCTTCTGGATGGGTTCCGAGCAACTGTATCATATAAGGAAACCATTTTCCCGAGCTATGGAATTTATTTCCAAATTTAGAGTGCCACGTTAGTGTTTGACGATAGGCCGTGTAATATTGACAGTAATATCCTAGTTCTCTGCACCTTAATGACACGGCACCCATTGCCAGACCTACAGTAAGATTAAGTCCAGCGAGGTGCTCGGCGTTCCACATCGCGAATGGGCTTATAAAAAAAGGAGAATCCTTGTAAGTCATCGACTTTTTTTTAACAAGCTCTTCCGTCAATTTAGTTTTCAAAAGTTTTTGAGTGCTATCCCAATCTTTGGCTATGTGTAAATCCATTATCTCGTCGGTGCCTAAATGTGATTGATTAGCGTTAAATTCATAATCAGTTTCAGATATCACTTTGTCCGCTACGTGTTCGGGCTCTTTTAGTATATACACTAACGCTGTAGACACGTTGTTGAATGTTTGGTCCTGGCATTGATTTGAAGCCCATACCGATGCACAGCCAAGTGCGTTTTCAAGTTCTGATTCTCTATGTGGGATCCATAATTCATAAGGCTTATAATTACAGTGTTCTGTTGCGGTAAGCAAGGCACAAGGCATATTGAGAGCACATTCAACAATGTCAGTTAAATGATCTTCGGGTATTGGTTTATTATCTTTTTTCCATCCTATCGGTTGGTATGTGACTTTTGCTAAATTGTTTATGCTCATCGATTATCCTTATCTTCCTATTTAAAGCATACTGCATACCAGCGTCAATTTTTTTGCGAACAAAGACTGCCTTGTCTGCCAACCTTTTTGCTCTGTCGGCTTCGTGTGAGGTAAGGTCACTGCTTTTGAAAGAACCAGTCGAGTGCTGTCTAATGAATTCTACATCTTCGTCTGTGACGTACACACGGGCCTTAGGTGCTATTTGTATGAACATTAATTGGTAAGTTTAGCCTGGCATCTTCATCAGGATAACCACCACCGTTGATAGTAAACCTGCGACCACTGTGCCTGCCGTTGCTATGATTGTCTTTGTCTGTGATTTATGACCTGCTGTCATCTCTTCATTCATTCTGCCTAGACGAACTTCGATAGCACTCAATCTATCGTGTAACCCTTTGTATCTCTCTGAACAAAGGTCCACGTGTGCTTCTAGATTTTGTTTTTCTAAGTCTGTTGTACTCATAAATTTTTCTATTTCTATTTTAAGGAGTTTTACCTCCATCAGTAGAGCCTGTAAATGAGCCTGGGTCATTGCCTGTGTGTGCCTTTGTGTGTATGTTGTAAGCCTAAATGTATTGTTATTTATCCACTTTACCGGCGTATGAAAAGTATGTATTTTTAACGCCTCCCGCCAATGCAGATATGACTTTTTGCTGGTTTGTGCCAGTCAAGTCCTTGGTTACAAACGTGTGTAAAGGAAAATGTGCTGTGTTGCTACATTCGGCAACGATAGGAACAAGATTAAAATCTTCTATTAGGTTATCTGTAGGGTCTGTTTGATCTCCAAACACATCTGGCTGTTCTGTAAAAAATTGAAAGTGCCAAGTAGAGTGGCCACCTTCGTAGTACGATCCAAAATCATGGTTGCCAAGTGATAACAGTTCTACTCGTTGAGGTGGAACTTCCCATGTAATATTTCCACGTAACTGAAGTAATTGTAGTATGGTGTTGAAGTTACTGCTTTGATTCCGTGCGATGGCCAGTGAGTGCTTATCGTCAATCACCATTCCTTGCTTCGTCTTAAAAGGGAATGCCTGTTTAAGATTGCCAGTGTCAGTGATGTCCACTAGGGTATGTAATCTGTACTCGTGCATTGTATGGTAGCCGGAAAAACAATAACTATTTTGCTTTTGCTTCTGCTATCTTTCTCTCTGCTTCTGCCCACTGTTCTTTGGTCATCATGATGTCTGCTGGCTCTTGTTTCCTAACAACATCCGCAGGAATTAATTTTTTGAACCGTACATTACACACGCCTTTCTTCCTGCCGCTTTCTAAGACAAGAACAGGGTGGCCCCACTTATCAATCTCGATTGCTTTTATTTCTTGATTGGCCAAATGAAATCTACCAGTTTCTACTTTGTCTCCAACCTTAATCTCTAACGTGAATTTATCTATCATTAAATTCTCCTTTTGGATATTTAAGCCACAAAAAAAGGGCGGAGCCTAATAAAGAATCCGCCCTTTGGTAATTTAAAAAGTATTATGCGTTTACTCTTGCTGAGTTTACACCGTATACTTCATCAACACCTGTTGATACAACACCATCTGCTGGTAGGAATCTCACGTCAACGTGTACTCCTTCCGCTGAGTCAGAAGATCCTGCTATTCTGTCTAGGATTTCTGCTTCGATGTCTGCTTCTGCGTCTGCGATAACTCCTGGGTCAGAAGTTTCATTTTGACCTGGGTCCAAATTGATGTCTCCTGTAGAGTCCGCTTTGTTGAACTGACCTGGTGTGCCTTCTACTATAAATGTGTAGTAGTCACATAGTTCGTCTTCAACAATAGATGTGGCAAGAGCCGCATCTTTTTCAGTCGCTTTAGCCGCCAGTGTGTATGACTGAGCTAGGATAGTACCGAAAGTACCAACCAATGTGCTCATGTCTTGAAACACTGAACCTTTGGTGTCAGGAGTAGTTGCAGTAGTCGTTACTTCGTCGTCGAACATCATTTCAATGAAAGTTAAACCTTTTCCATTGAAAGACTGTCTTCTACTCATGTTTGCTGTTGCGTTACTTGTTATTGGCATTTATATTCCTCCTCTAACTATTAACTAACAGCATTCGCAGTTAAGATACCAATTTTAGTTTCTGTAACTGTTGCACCTGTTATATCTGCCGCGATTCCAGGGAAAGAAGAACTAGATTGATCTAGTGTTCTTAGGTATGCCTGTAGAGCCGCGATTGTTGTTGTACTTGATAGACTGTCCAATTGGTCAGTTCTTACCACATACGTTTTTTGAGTGTTCGAATCAACTAGCGGACCTTCTGCTAATACTCTTAGTCCGTGATGTTCGAAAGCATGTCTAGCCATTTGTAGACCTGCTGTTGTTGAGCCTGTAGTTAAGTCTCCTGTCTCTGCTGACATATCATTGATGAAGTCAACTGTTAACAAAGTTAAGTCAACACCTTCCGCTTCAAAGTTCTGATTCAGAGAGAAGTTTCCTTTTCCACCTGCTACTTTACTTGAGTCATAAGCCATTTTATTTTCCTCCTAAAATGTTATTATGCTACCTGCGTATCAGACATATCTCTGTCAGCCGCTGTTGCTGAAGAAATGTTTGCTGTTACTTTGTCAGGTGTTAATGCGTTCAATCCTCTAATTGCCGCTTGGATTGCCGCTACTGTTGTTGTTGAACTTATAGTGTCTAAAGCGTCTGCTCTAACCATGTAAGTTTGTTCTGTGTCTGAGTTACCTAAAGCACCATGACCTAAGATGTTAACACCTTGGTTTTGGATTGCTTCCATAGATAATTTCAGAGCCGCAGTGTTTGCCGATGCTGTTGAGTGTGTAACCTCAGCCGACACGTCACTGATGTAGTCCACTGTGATGAAGTCAACTCTACACCCTTCGCCCTCATGAGCTAAGTTTGGTGTTTGAAAGTTGCCTGGTCCACCCGCTGGGATTGTTCCGTCGTATGCCATTTTTAATCCTCCTTTTTATCTGATTTAAATGACTTTGATTCCGCTCAGGAATCAAGTTGCAAGTATTTATTGGTAAAGTTGGTAAATTATGCGATAATATTACGATTTTATCCAGATCTCGTCACTTCTAGTACATTTAAGAAACCTGTAGCCAAGATTCTTTAGTCTTTTCGTTGCCCTTCGTGTAGTAACAGGACGTTTTCTCCTCTTCATCTCTATGTTTATCACCGGAGAATTAAGAGTAAGAGTCTCCTTGGCCCCTTCCAATAAAGGCACTTCGAATCCGTCCACATCTATTTTGACATAATCAACTTCTGTAAACTCGAAACTGTCCAAGGACCTGCATTGAATATCACCATCACGTGGTTCCGTGTTGCCTATCTCATGATTCAGGTGTGTGTCTTTTTTGCCTTGTTGTGCGGTGTGTTCATGACTGCTTAGTGCGTATGGATGTAAGATAACATTAGACTCTGTTATATTTTTATCAAAGCATTCTCGGAAATTAGGATTCGGTTCAAAACAGATTACCGTGTCAAACAACTTTGAAAGAGGACGTGTCCATTGCCCGACATTACTGCCTATGTCTAATGCATTTCTAAATTTTGAAACGTATCGTAAACTTGCTTCTCTCTGTTCACTTTGTCCGCCCGGTGCGTCCTTCAAATACTTTGGCTCATCATGAGAGCCGTAAAGCACCCAATAGTTGTTGTCCATTAAAAGTCCTTGAATTTTTTGTGAATGTCTGTATTAGGTAACTTTGCCTGTAGCATCTGTTTAAGCCTCGCGACCGTCTGGGCTTTGTCTCTCGAATTAAGTTTTGCAAAGTTGGCAACCGCTCTTCGCACATTTCTGTAATTGGCATCACGTATGTTCAGGGCTCTTTCCAACTGTGTTAGATTTGCGTAATGATCTTCGAAACTCCTCAGATATCTTCTTAATGCCATCACAGGCACTGGCTGTCTTTGCCTCATCGCCTGTGCTTGATTTTTGTTTTTTAATTTTTTTGTTATATCAGGATCGCCGGACACGATGGCCAACATGTTTGCAAGATCATTGTTTATCATTCTTACTTGATCAAAGGTGCCTTTCGCCATGGTTTGATCAGCATATGACTTCACAAATGGCAAAGTATCTTTACTTTGACTCATGAGTGCTAATGCTAAAAAACTGAGATATATCCTCTCTGTGACCTCAGGGAAAGTAAACCTCTGCAGGTCACTAAATTTCCTTATCACTTTGCCTTCTGATACATACTTTAAAAAAGGTGTTAACATACAGGTATTTATAGGGTAGATGCAACGAAATTTTATTCTAACAGATCTAATGAAAACTGGTAAACATGTGGAGGTTAATCAGTTCATCAGTTCACACAGCCTACAAGATCAGACTTTTGACTTAGAACCAGAATACTACCGTTTACATAACTATGATCTTGAGAGCTACGACAGGCGATTTGCGATTGTTGATGTCCGCCACGACAACTACAGGCTAAAAGACAATCATGAGTTCCAAATAGAATTTGAAAGGAGATGTAAACTGCTTCATAGCCAAGGCTTTGTGTTTATATCTGCTACGCCATGGGAATCTGAAGAGAATATTGGACAGACCGATCTGTATCCTAGTCTCAAAATTAATCATATTAAATGGACAGGTGGCGTATCATGGTTCTGGTCCCACATGTATCACAAACACAAAGACAAAAAATATGCTTTTGATCATACACAGAAGAAGTATGACTTCCTGTATCTTAATAAAAATCCTAGGAGACACAGGATAAAAATGTTTGAAAAACTTTCAAACACAGGTACGTTACAAAAAAGTTTGTATACATATTGGCCTGATAGAAAACTCCCAAAGGAATACGAATTACCATGGGCTCAAGATTATCCACGGTACGGCATGGATCAAGATATCTATGAGAAGCCTTACAACGACACCGCTTGTAGCATTGTGTCCGAAACTAATGACAACGACACAGAAATTTTCATGACAGAAAAGATTTGGAAACCAATCATAGCACAACACATTTTCATTGTGCATGGCAATTATCTATATCTACAGCGACTACGAGAAATGGGGTTCCGGACTTTCAACAATTATTTTGAAGAAGTATATGATTTAGATAGAGATCCCACTATAAGGATAAACACCATTGCTGACGTGTGCGATAGGTTACGTGATGCTCCATGGCAGGACATATATCTACAAACAAAAGCACTTAGACAATACAACTACGATAATTTTTTTAATAAGGAAAAATTAAGTCTTGAAATCAATAAAACTTTAAGCCTATTTCTTGAATTTGCTGACAGCAGTCAAATTACGTCTTGAGAATCCTAATCTATCTACAAGTTTAACAGCATTACCGGACTTGTCTACAGCAACAAATCCTTCCGGCTCTGTCACTTCCAGTCCACTGTCTGTTTGAGAGAATGAACCTATCGCCATTGCTTGGTTCATTTTCTTCAGCACAAATGCTTTCATTGTCTGAACTGCCTTGTAGAATGTTAGCATGGCCTGTAGTGGTGCTCTTGCACTTGCAAGAAACTGTGGCATCTGCTTCATCTTGTCCTGTCTTAGTTGTAAAGCCTTCTGTGCCTTAAGTCCTGCCATTTGTTGTTGCATTCTTTGTGCATAAAACTTTTTAAATCCTAATAAAAATTGATTAACATTGTTCGGAAGTTCACCCTGCTTAACCATTGCGTTTATGTACATTTGGAACATAGGCACAAAGTCTTGATTCTGTCCTAACACACTCGAAAGGTTACGTGGCACATTGTTTAATAAGTTTTCAAGTTTCTCTATGCCATTGTAGAATTTTTTTGTTTCTTCGTCTGTAAATTTAGCACTACCAGATACATCTTTGTATGTGGCATTGTCAAAGAAAACATCATTGCTTTTTGTAAATGAACTTACATCTGCGCCACCCGATGCTGTCATGTCTGCAAGTGTGTCGCCATTATAGGTTGTATGGAAGATGATTCCCACTTTAGCTCTGTCTATCTGTTTTGATAGATCTGAACCTTCTGGTACCGCATATGTTATTGTGTTAGGAGTGAATGTTATGTGAGGTTTACCCTCTATATTTTTTCTAGTGATATCTTCGTCAGTGAACAATAGGTCTCCCTGCACAACGCCTTGAATGTTTAATTTTTTGATATGCACTAGGCATTTAAGTAACTTTTGTCCTAGTTCATCTGTGCCATGATTATTTGCTATATCTTTCTTGGTATAATTTATCTTTGGAGACTTTGCGAACACAGACTTGGTACCAACAAAGAATCTTCCATTATCAGGATTTGTGCCACACACAACGGCAGGAGCACCATCCCATTTAACAGACACACTCATTGCCTCCGAGCTCGTACCTTTCAATGTTAGTAACAGGCCTCTGAAGTAGTCAAGCACTGCCTTGCCACCTTCATATCCATCTGTGATTATGATGTCTTCGATGTGTTCTAGGTGTGTCCTTTTGAATTCTGTAAGGACATCTTCTATCAACATGATTAGTCCTCTTTGTATTCGCCGTCTTTTATTTTCAGTACGTTATTCTTTATGTCTTTATTTTCTTTGATTCGTGCAACGCCTTTACTGAACTTAGATGCGTCCATGTTTTTAATAGCAGAATTGAATTTTTTCTCTAATTTGAATGCTGTGTCTTGATCAAAGTTCTCTCTGATGTATGTCATTAGTCTGATGGCCGACTCAAGAATGTGTGAGGCACGACTCTCCACAACTTCCTCCTTGTCCCTTTTAAGGGGCATTGAACTTAATTCTTCTAATAAACTTTTGGTGTGCTTTTGCATTGTAGGTATTTACTCTTTATTGTAACACAATTAAAGCAAAAGTCTAGTGGTTATTGCTGATCTAGGTACTTTAAAAGGTATTTTTCTAGCTCGAGATATTGTTCTGGGGCATGGTGGCTGTTAAAATAGAATGTTTCCTTGTTGGGCATGGTGTTGTGCATGTATCTATTACCACAAAATGAGAACAAATTTAAGACACTAGGGTTATTTTCAATTAATTTAACCTTTTCAAATCCATCGTATTTTTCAATGTGTTCTCTGCTGAACTCGTTACACATATCAAAAAACAAATGCTTTATATTTCTACTTTCTAGAAAGGCTGATAGCATGATAATCTCTGTGAATATCTTGCTGTCATAGGTTACACTTATAGGTATACAACCATAGTAAAGGTCCACAAGTTCTGCAATTTTATCTTTGCTCACATCATCCCTTAACTTCTGTTGTGTGGTGAATAAATGTTCTCTGTTCTGCATTGGAAACCATGGGCCAAAATCTTCTTGTTTCTCTGCTATTGCAAGTTCCCACCTATGGCTAAAGGTGATAGGTATCATAACAAAACTAGGGTTGCCGTTAATTGCTATCCACTCGATTGTGGTACGGCATGTTCTCTGAAAACTTGTTGATACTTTTGAAATGTTTTCTACTCGATCACAACCAAGTTCACGGACAAACTTTTTTGATGGATTCCAACGGTGAGTAAAACTGCAACCATTTAATAATAAAGTTTTCATTATCGGTTACAAGGCCAATTTGTGTTTTGAATTTTTATCTGTATTTTCTATAAATTTCCAGGTCTTGTCTGTGGTTCTGCCTGTGAATTGTAAGATGTATCTTGTATCCCAGCCCATGTTGGCCGTACCATGAGGGAAATCCTGCCAGTGCCAACTTATGATATCCCCAGCCTTCCAATGTGTATGTACCGCTGTGCCTTGATGCCATATCTGTCCCATGCTCCAATCATTCAAGAACACAACGAACCGGTGTACTTTCTTTGGATCCACATCATAGTCCAATTCATCGAAACTGTTTTGTCTGTCAAGCCTTGCGGCAAAGTTGTCCATGTGCATGTGTAATAATTGTCCACACACCTGTGAGTGTAGTTTTAATTCATAATCATAAAGCCCAAGCAGTCCTTCTGCCAGTGTAATCGCTTTTGGATCGGTAAACATATTCGCTCGGCCATATATCTTGCCTTCAGGGTCACCTCCTGATCTTACTATGTCATAAACTTCCTGATCTATTGCGTAATTTCCACCAACACTTTTATTCCTTGTTGCCCAATGCACTGCGTTGTCAACTGCTTTGTCACCGTATGTGTTGATAAAGTAATCACAATCCATATCAATGTTGCCATGAAACATTAGAACATCTTCGATGTTGTCTTTCTTGTTCCAGTCGAAATGATATGCACCTCTTTCTTGTGCTCTTTTCTTTTCGAAGTCCCAACGACTCTTGCCATACTCTAACTTCTTACCAGTCTTGATTGCGTTTACTTCTGTGTGTGCCTTGAGGTTTTTAATTGCTTGATCAGAGTCTTGTAGGTCCTCATCAATTTTCTTTAAAACATCTTTTGAGTAGTCCTTGCTGTGTTCCATGTTGATATTTAAGCCGTAAAAAAAGGGCGAACAATTTAATGACCGCCCTTTTAAAATAATTTATTATGCGTATGCTTCCATCAACTTGGCACTTTCTTCAAGTGTGCCAGTTTTAGAAGACGTGATCGCAAATAAGTCTTTTCTGAAATCGTTGATTACTGCATTGATCTCATCTTGAGCTTCTTGTGTGTTACAAAGTTTCTCAAGTTCCATTCTGCCTATTGTGGCATGGAATGTTTCGTCTTTGGCAATTTTGGCATATCTAGAAGATATGAAAGGGTCCTTGATGCACTTTGCCATCATGCCCCAGTTCCTTGCCGCTCTGCCTTCTGCAAGTAATTGATATAAGCCCAACATCAATGGATTGTCATTGCAGTTGTATTTCTTAATCATTGCCGCACCCTTCTGCTCTAATCGTTTTGCATGGCTTTCTACCGCCTTCTGCATATCGATTTCCTTGCCTGAAAGATACTCAACTACTTCTTTGACAAATTGAAAGTGCTTTGCTTCGTCGTGTGCCTGTTTTGAAAGAAGAATTAATTTCTCAGGATCTGTACCGGCTGGAAGTGCCGCAACTTCTCTTGAAATTTCTTCCATATTCATTCTTTCATTGACCATACGACCAGTAAAGTTGTCAATCAACTCGTCTTTGTCGGTTACGTTTTCGTANTAATGCTTNATCTGTAATTCAGAGGCTCTNAANAGAGGCTCGTTTTCCTTTTCAAGTTTTGCTACGAATTCTTTAGATGTTAACATATGTTTGTCCGTCCTTTTAATTGTAGATATTTACCAACAGACCAATTGGACCATTAAATAAAATGGTAATGAAAATACTAATCAGCCAGATCGAATATATAAAGCCACCACGTAATTTTGTATTCGACGCACTAGAACGATCATACTACAAGTTTTTGTCGGCACATGAGCTGATACCTGCACCAAACATAGATAAAGTAGCACATAATGATTACGACTGTTTGATGCTGACAGGTGGACCAGACAGTGTTGCACGAAATAAAACTGAAAACAAACTATACCACGATGCTCTAAGTAAAGGCAAACCGATAATTGGAATATGCCACGGTGCTTTTGCAATCAATGATATCTGTAAAGGTGTTAACGGTCATGTGGCAGGACACATCGATGCTGATATTAAAATACTCATGGAAGGCAGTCAACACACTGTGAAGTGCTATCATTCACAGTCAATAGAAACACTTGCGGATAATTTCAGTGCCATAGCTCATGACGAGCAAGGAACAATAGAAGCATTTCAACATAACACACTACCAATTTATGGAATAATTTGGCATCCAGAAAGAATGGATGAGCCTGTGCTACCTGCTGGCGTTAAAAAATTACTTTATTAGTTTCCTACGATAGAGCCAAACATATCTGTGTGGCCAAAGTCTTTCTGGCAGTGTGCCGCCGTCTGGTCCTGTTGTATTGTATTCTAGCTCACACCACTCAACATCGAAGTCCATCAGTCTAGCAAATTCATGCACCTGTTTCAGCCCCCACTGGAACCATTGTAGGCCTTTATCACTTTTGTATCCTCCTGGTGCACCTCTCATGTAAAGTCTGCCGCCTGGCTTCAGCCATGACTTGACCTTGATCAGCATGTTTGCTATGTCATCATGATCACCCCAGTTGATGGAACCTAATGCAAGTATTACATCTGCACACTCGGGCTTGAAGGGTGCATCAAAGTGTCCACAAATAATATCTGCTTCTTTGAACACAGGATCGTAGCCCACAAGATTAGGAATTTTACCCTTGAAAAAGTTTAAGGCACACCCGGCATCTATTACAAACTTAGGTTTAGTTTTATTGATTTCTTTCACTAGATTCTCACCTGAGTGTTTAAACAAATGTATATTAGACCGCCAAACGTGTCTGTAGAAATAATCTTGTGCTTTTTGATCTATCATATTATTTTTTTATCCATTCAGCATACAATCTATTTTTTGCATCATCCTGTATATCATTAAGTTGAAAGTTGTATTTCTCACAATATATTTTATTCAGTTCTCTACTCCAAGGAAAGAACCTAACATTTCTAGAATCATCGTGCCATAAATGATCATTGCCAAAGGAGTTTTGCCTCCAGTATACTCTATCTCCACTTTTGGTAACGTCTGATAATTTTTGTAATTGTCTTTCTACTTCTTGTGTTGTGCCAAAATTTAAACTGCCTAGACACAAATAGACATTAAACTCTTTATGTGGCTTGTAGTCTTCCCAAGTTATAAGTTGGTCTGCTTGGTCGAATGCTGGGTCAATGCCATAAACTTGATCTCCAAGTTTGTCTTTTAACATATTGGTACCACAACCAATATCCAAAACACTATCTGTTGGCTTAATTTTATCTAGCAGTGCCCAACCAGAATACTTTTTATCTTCCCAATTTGGTTGCCAATGGTCTCTGAAATATTGTGTTTCTTGTTGGTTCATTTGTACAAATAAATTTTTATGTCTCTTGCTATGTAATCATGCACGGGTGTATCTTTTGGATACGTGATATTTAATTGGCTACAGAGTTCAGCATTATTCTTTGGGTTGGTAATTCTTCCAGCGTTAGTTTTTATAAATTCCATTATGTCTTTGTTCTCGTGCTGTATGTGTTTCCACATCATGTCTAAGTTTTCAAAATGTTGATAGTTTGGATATGTTATACTAAACTCTCCACAAAGTTTCCACCATGCGAGACATTCGTAGTCATTCCTGTACACTAGTATCATAGGATATCCTAATTGTTTCAAATTTTCAAGTTGATGTGCGAAGGTATGTGACTTGATGATCCTTTTGCCCAAACCAGAAAATGGCTTGTCCCATTCTTCGATATTACAATTGAACTCCATGCCAGGATCAAAATAAGACCCTGTGTGCATTAATTGTTTTGTGCCGGGTGTTTCAGCATCGTGCCAATAGGTCCTTGCTTCTGTGTAGTCGGTTTGATCCACATCGGGCGACCTATGTATGTTTTTGAAAACACTGCTCCACTTACTGCCCGGGGCACCTGTCATTAGAATATACATTATGCGTAATCTATCCCTCTGTTCTTTTGTGTCACACTTCTGTACACCAAAAACAACACGCCCGAAAGCAACACCAGGAACAAAGGTCTTGTCAACATCTGATCCCAAGTATACATGGTCAACCATTGTTGTCCTAAGTTCTGCCATTTATCTATGATAATGTAAGTTAAAAGTATTGCTGGCCTGCTTATCTTGAATTTAAAACAAACTAATCCTAACACACTGCAACAGGCTAGGGTTACATAGTCCATGTATAGTCCTGTGTAAGATTGACAAGTGTAAATTATGATTGCAAATATTATTAGTGCATACACCGGATATGGAATCTCAAGGATCTTTACAAGTAGTTTTGAGGTGAATATGCATATAAAGAAAGTTAATATTGTTGCCCCCACAAAGCCATAACCTAGTAATGATAAAAACTTTTTATCCTCAAGCATGAAAGGATTACCTACATCCAATCCAAATGTTATACACATTGCCATAAAGATTGCGGCAAATGGAGATGCTGGTATCCCGAACAGCACGGTTGGAATCAAACTGCCGGCCTTCTGTGCGTTGTTGGCACCTTCGCAACCTGCAAGTCCTTTTGGATTTCCCACACCAAATTTATCCTTAGGGTGTGCCTTCACTGTGGCACCATAGGCCAACATGTCTCCCACAGGTCCTACTCCTGGCAATAGTCCTGCAACAAATCCTATGAAGCCTCCACGTAATGAATCTTTCCATAGTTTTAAAGTTGTTCTAAAACCATCAAACAGTTGTGAGAAATAATTTGTAATAGGTGCAGGTCTATTCTTTCCAAAATGAAATCCTGATACAAGTTCGGGTATACCAAACAGTCCTGCGATCATCATTATAATAGGAACTCCATCTTGCAGATATAATGTGCCGAAAGCAAAACGTGGACCTTGTGTCTGTGGATCTATTCCGATAAGTCCTATGAACGCACCAATGCAAATTGCAAGGCAACTGAGCCAAAAGTTCTTAGAAACAATGAATGCCACTGATGCAATTGATAAAGTCATGAACATGAAAAGTTCTGGCACTCCAAATTTATAAATGATAGGAGCGTAGAATGGCAATAGTGCAAAAGCAAGTAGTCCAAACAGTATTCCATTAAAGGTGCTGTCTGCCATTGCTATGCCTATGGCTCGTGCGGCTTCACCGTTCTTGCTCATCTTGTATCCGTCAATTATAGACGCCGCTGTCGTTGAAGCACCTGGTATGCCTGTCAGAAGAGATGTGTATGAGTCTGCTGTGCTTGATGCCGCTATGACACTGATTAAAAATATAAGTCCGTAATATGGATTGGGATCAAAGTATCCTGCGAAAGAGAATACAAGGAGCATCGCCGTT